TAACGTGTTACCAGAAGACGCATACGTCCCGAGACCCACCTCATACGCTACATTGTCGTTGTCAACAATCGCATAATAAGTTGTGTCCCCGTCTGACAGCGCAGAGGAGAAGGTAACGAAGTTAGCTTGAGCGCCACCCAAAGATATTGCGCCCGTGCCGGTAGTCGTCGTTACCTCTTTTACTCGATCAGCAACAACAAGGGCCATCGTTATGCAATCCTGATAATGGCGTTAGAGGCGTCAGCGGTGGGGAAGATGATTGTGAAGTCGCCTGCACTTGATGTCTTGTCAGCACCAAAATCAAGGACAACAACAGAGTCCGTCGTACCCGTTCCAGCGCCAGCCGTAGTGTTGTAGATTAGCGCGCCTCTGGCAGTAATTGTCGCCGAGCTAAAGGTCAGGTCTGCAAAGTCAGTTAGGGCGGTGGTGCCTGACGTGGTGGGGGTGACGTTTGTTAACGTGCCGCCGCCAGCAGAGTAGCCAGTGCCGCTAATTTCGTTAGTAGCCGTATAGTCAGTCGTGCTTGCAGTAAAGGTCGCACTGTTGGTGTAAAGGGCTAGCTTGAACGTGTCGCCTGACCCGTTCGTAAAGTTGTGCTTGCCTTCCATCAATTCCTGCTTGAAAGAGGTGCACATATAGTTACCGGTAAATGCCATCTTAGAGTCTCCTAATCATTTCAGCTAAGTCTTTTTGTCCTGCATCCGCGAGTGCGTTGCATACGGTGGTGCGGTCGCTGTTCACTGCTTCCTTCATATAGAAGACCAGCACCGACCGGATCTGCTCCTTAAATGCCTTAGCCTGCTCTTTAACAGCAGGTCCAGCATCATCAGATACATGAATAATTTTAGTGAGGCAACGGTCCGCCACCTCGTCAGGATTAAAGCCACGGCCCGACGTAGTTTTTACCCCGACCGTACCAACCGCTAAATCCAACATTATGTTCTAGGCTTCCTCACTGCGCCACCTCGGTAGCTATCTGTTGTGCTGTAGCCCTCGCCCAACTCTTCAAGGCGCGCAAGGGCTTCCTCATAGCGACCCCCATACAACTGCATCAGGTCTGGGTCACCTTTAAGATAAGTATACGCCTCCAGCAAGCAACCATAAAGCAGTGTTGAGTCAGCATTCTCTCCCAACCAGCTTGTTCCTGTTGATGAGGTTGTGATCGACTCTGGCTTGTGGAAGTAATGAAGCTCTACATCGTAAGCCTTGTCGGGAGTTGGTCCAACAATGAAGGAGGTGTCACTAAAGATGCCGTAATACTTAGGAGCGGCCTGCGTAGCAGACGAAGGATATGCCTGCCTAATAAAGTTTACATCTTTAAATAACAGGTAATCATAGCCAGAGTCATCAATGGCCATAGAGTATGGGGTCAGGAAGTCCGAAGGCATAATCAAGTATGGGTTGGCTGACGCCACGGTACCCGTCACATTCTTTCTGAAGTCAGGGAGCTGTACCCGCTTTAGTATTCTGTCTTCCGCCTGCTGGATAAAGGTTGGCAGATTATTAACAAATGATGTTTCACTGGACTCTACATAGTCCTGAATCGCTTGCTTTAGCGTCGTATATGTAAAACTCATAGTGTGTTTACCCGATAACCCATGCCGCTGTGGACACTACAATATGTGTAGAGTGTTGGGGCGCCTACTGCCACCACAATCTGTGTGTAGGCACCGGCACTTCCCGGTGTCCCAACGTATGTCACGCCAGTCGTGTATGCTGATCCACCTGCATGCGTCCCATCCGCTGTTGTTGAGAAGCGAAGTGGGTGACCAGAGTTGCTACTGTCAGACTGATCATAGCGGTAGGTGCTACCTTCATTGATATCCACCCCTCCAGCCCCCGGCAATGACCCGTCTTGATAATACTTGTTGCCTGATCCGGGATTGCTAACTGTTATCGCGTAGCTAGTGATGGTGTCTGCGGTAACTGTGACCCCGTTTGCGGCCACATCGCCGGCAACCCCCGTAGGGTAGACAGTTACGTCGCCTGTCGGGGCAGGTACAGATACCTCAACGCTTACACGCCCAACCAGACCTGATATGTCAAGGCCAACAGTGCGGCTACCGAAAGCAGTATCGCCACCACCCACGGGGTTCCAAGCAAAGAGAGCGCGGCTTTCGTCAAGTCCGTTGTCAGGCCGAGGAAACCTAAGAGCTTGTGCATCGCTTGCATTAATATCTCCCAGTTTAAGTTGGGGCTGGTCTTGATCTACCACATCCCGACCAACTAACAATCCATTCCAGCGGCCATCTTCTATCTGACGCACCAAGTCCCGTAATGGATATCGAAAGCCTGTTCTGTCGCAAAACCCGTAGGCTTTCTTGCCAGTAACATAGCTACTCATAAGTTGTTATAGCCACCCGGAGACATGTACAAAGATGCTTTTTCGCGGGCCGCGTCTGCCGCTAATGCCCACTGCTCCTCGTACACCTGCTTCAGTGCAGGAGCTAACTGCATCGCTTCTGGCTTCTTGCTGGCAATCTGGTAGGCAAGCCCCGCAACCAAACAAGGCAAGAACCTTGCCGGCACATCCATGTTGTTTGATGCGGGACTGCCTGTATCTTCTATCCGGTCCATATAGTAATACGCAAAGGTATACGTCTGCGTAGCGTCAGGCGTTGGCCAAACATGGATGGTTATACCGGTTGGCTTCCGCTGAACATAATACTGCAACGGTCGGCCCTGAGTTAGCTTGTTGGTCTGATGAGCGTACTGGCTCACCGAAATTCTTTGCATTGTAAGGTCGGACTGCTTTGCTGGGTCACCAGCGTCTGTGCGAAGCAAGCCCTCAATTATGTCTAACTTGTCAGCATCAAGGTCGTATGATGACGTTCCTGCCACAAGAGCCAGCGTGGTATTCTGTACCGTCCAGAGGTTAAGACCCCTGTTTTGCCACTCAAGCATAAGCAGATCAATGCTCCGACGAGCAGTCCGGTAATCATACCCATCACGAAGCTCCAGACCTGCCCGCTCATACGCCTCTTCCATGATGTCTGACAGGTCAAGAGTAAAGCTGGTTGTGCCGCTTGTCGCCATTACGCCTTCTTCCTCTTACTCTTGTTAGTCTTGACCTTTGCCTTTCTGGAGGCTGGGGCATTTTTTACTTGCTTACCTGTTTGTGCTCGACTAATCGGCATAACTACTTCCGCTTAGACTTGGCACCAGAGCACTTCCACCGCTTACGGGAGAGGTTGTTAGGTGTATTGGGGTCGTTTTGCTTGTCCTTAGACAGTCGCTTCTTGATTCCTAGAGAGCGAGCGCAGTAGCTATCGCCCTTGCTGGTTCCGGGCTTTACCCTAGCACCACCACCTTTAGCCTTGCCCGCCTGACCGTAACTGACCTTCTTGCCAGTAGATGTGACTTTGACTTTGGCCTTGCCTTTCGCCGGCTTCTTGGTCGCCATTACCTGTGCCTCGCTGTCTTCTTGGCCACCTTCTTTGGTTGGCTTGAGAACTGCTTGCCCTTCTTGGTATCCGCTTTTTTCTTTCTGCTGGTTGCCGCATACTCTTTCGCGCTTAGCGACTTGATCGCCTTTTCAGGTAGATATCGCTCTCCCGTAGCCTTCTTGCCTTGGGTGCTAGGCTTCCCGGACTTAGTGCGCCACTTCTGCTTGGTCCAACTCTTCAGTGACTTCTGCGACTTTTTTAGCGCCATCAGTCCTTGTAGCCTCCGCCTTTTGCCTTGTACTGCTTGGCTAGCATTTGCGCTTTACGGGCACTCCACTGACCGGGACTGCCGCCCTTGCCGCCAGATTTTATCTGACTGAACAGGCGCTTCCTCATGGTCGGCTTGGTGTAGTTCCCGGCCTCGTTAACCCTTGACTTCGTTTTGCCGCCCGACTTGTAGTAAATCCGCATTAGCTGTACTGTTTAATAACCGTCAAGACAACGGTGTACACATCACCAGCACCAGCGCCAACCGTAGTAAAAGATACGTCTCCGGTCTTGCCTGAGCCTGCGTTGTTGGGGATTCCACTTACGTCTGAGAAGTCAACAGTATCTGAGTAATCGGCAGGGATTTCCCAAACCAATGCGTCAGATGTTGCATCATAAAAAATCTTAATGCCCATTCCGATAGTTGAATATCGAATAGACTCTATGTTGACTCCGGTGCAAGCAGACTTGCTCATCGGGTCTGCGCTGAGCGCGGATACGTCAACCTTTACGACAGCGGCCTCTCCGGTCCCATCGCTAATATTCGTAAACTTCAAGACAGCTTTTCGAGCACCGTCTTGGATTGTTTGACTGGTAACTGCATCAGCCATCTTGATCTCCTAAAAAGGGGCCGAAGCCCCGTTACGTTAGCTTAGGTTGATGTTCTGTTGATACAGGATTGTTACCCGAATCTC